GATGAAACCAACCGGAGTTACCAGTGCGATGAGCGGCAATCTGCACCACAATGTGATGCGAGATCGCCAACATGGCCCAGGATGACAAAGCACCCATAGGTTGACCCACAGCGTACTTAATCGGTTCGTTCTTCAGATACCACGAGCGACCTACCAATAACGAGGACCAGTGACGGGACCAAGATACTCCAAGAGCATCAAGGACCTGAACCTGGAACTGAATTGGCAGTCTATCGGTTGCGGCGCTCAGATCGTAAGAATACACGGGAGCCCCAGAAGCACGGACAAACGCCATGAGGCGATGGACCGGACCAAGTTGGTCGAAGGTTCCATCTTGAGGGATGGTCTTGAGGATGTCAAAGATCGCTGAGTGGAGGGGCTTCAGGAGAACCTGAGTCCACCAATCAGTAATCGCGACAACTCGGACCTTACCTCGAGCTTCAAAGAGTGTTGCCAGCTTCCCAAGGCGACCGGGAATCTTACCGATCATCAATAAGGGGACAGCAAAGGGCAGTGTCACCAAGATCGTTAGCAAATTCCAAGCAATAAGCTTCCAGGCCTTCTGTGCCCACGCAATCATTACCCAATGGTACCACGTAAGTGGATCCAGAAGGAATGAGACCGCGTCAAGGCCACAAGACCAGGTCGATTTCTTAAAGTTCGGACCAGCACTTTCAGACATATATGTCCAAGAAGGGCTGGAAAGACTAATGATCCGAGAGATACCAGCCATGGCTCTAACCACCTCCCAGTTTGGGAGGGTTGAACTCGCCCCTGAGAACACACCAGTAATGGTATGAAGCTTCAGGTTAGGAGAACAGCCGATGACACGGTACACCGACAAGATGGTAAGAGTGACCCGAATAACCTTCAAGGCATAAACAGGATCTTCGCCTCTGAAGAGGTAGAAGCAATCCCGTAAAGCCCCAGGAAGGATAATCGGTAACCCCCCACGAGTCGTTCGTACCCGTACAGCTGCGGATCCACAACTGTAGGGTTCGGAGTTCAACCATATCACGATAATACGATTACACTCGGCAAGGTACTGGGTTAGCCATAGCGAACCGTTAGTACGCCAGAGTGCAAGAATACGATCGTGTATTGGGTTGAAGAATACCATCCACACACCACGGAGTCCCATCAGCCAGACTGGCAACATCATGAAGAACTTGAGCTCTCGCTTCAAGATCCAACGTGAGTTGCTACTTGCCCGACCTTGTGTTGATGAGTATTTCATATAATTATTTATGAGATATTCGTAGCATTTGGATTGGGTGGGTCGGCGGAATGGTACCCCAAGTGTCTGGGCTCATCACCCAGTAAAGCCATTACAGCTCCACCACAGGTACCTTATCCGAGTGGTCATCTACCACCATACGCTACCCCCCTATGGCGGCCCCCGCATCCCTTCCCAGGGATACGGTATTGTACCATAGGCGAATCCAGTCGAGGACAGAGTCCCCAGAGCGGATTGTGGGTCAGGGCCTCGTAGCTAGAGGTCTTGCATAGCATTCGGATGAAGACAAACTTCACCTTGGGGCTACACGTGAACGGTCCCATTGTTGGGACCAC